GACCACTGGACGCCCGGCGTCACTGAGACCGGGAAGGTCGTCGGGTTTCACCGCGGCCTGATCCTGCTCGAGACGGCTACGGACATCGTCGAGGTGACGACCGAGGAGCTGATGCCCTTCTGAGGATCCCACATGCCACGGATGGCACATCACCGAGCCGACAACCGCGTCGGCCCGCATCACACCTGGCTACGCAGGAAGGCGTACCACCTCGTGAAAGTTTTTCGGCCGCTCAACGCCAGCCATCGGATCCTCGTGTCGATGCGGCCGGTCGCGGCCGGGATCTACGCGATGGACCCGGTGCTCGTAGCTGACTGGCGGCGGGCCGTCGAGGAGGCCATGCCGTACGCCCGCGACACCGAAGGGAAGGTGTGGGAATGAGCGACTTCGTCCTGGGCTCTTCGCTGATCGTGGCGGCGCTTGTGCTGCTGATCTTCACCGGGACGGTGTTCGTGTACGGGATCGCGCTGATTCAGGAAGGCCGCCGCGGCGGAGGCTGCGGCGGAGGATGCCGGCGGAGGCCGGTCAAGCAGGGAAGCAAACACGTCCGCGGCCTCGATGGAGTGGGGCTGCGGGTTTTCACCACGAAGGAGAGCGAATGATGGCAGGATTCCATAAAGCGACGAAGGCCCAGGCGAAACTCCGGGCCGCGATCTTCGGGCCGAGCGGAGCCGGGAAGACGTTCACGAGCCTACGGGTGGCCACGGGCCTCGGCGGCCGGATCGCGGTGATCGACACCGAGCGCGGCTCCGCGAGCAAGTACTCGGACCGTTTCGACTTCGACGTCCTGGAACTCGAGGACCAGTCGATCGACGGCTACATCGCCGCGATCCGGCTGGCCGGCGAGAGCGGCTACGGGGTGCTCGTGATCGACAGCCTGTCGCACGGGTGGCAAACGCTGCTCGAGGAGGTCGAGAAGCTCGCCAAAGCCAAGTACCGCGGGAACACCTGGTCGGCCTGGAGCGAGGGCACGCCGCTCCAGCGGAAGCTCGTCAAGGCGATCCTCGACTTCCCGGGCCACGTCCTCGCGACGATGCGGTCGAAGACCGAGTGGACGACCGTCGACAACAACGGCAAGAAGTCGCCGCAGCGGGTCGGCCTGGCACCGGAGCAAGGAAAAGGCGTCGAGTACGAGTTCGACCTCCTGGTGGAGATCTCGACCGAGCACATCGCGAACGTCATCAAGGACCGGACCGGCAAGTTCCAGGACAAGTTGATCGACAAGCCGGACGAGAAGTTCGGCCGCGAGCTCGCCGCGTGGCTGGCTGACGGGGTGCCGGCACCGGCAGCCTCGGCCAAGCCGATCGCCATTCCCGACGCTTCGCTTGAGGACCGGATCCTGGCGTACATCGCCGAGGCGGCCAGCGTCCGGACGCTGGGCAAGATCGGCGACCGAATCGACCAGCTCGTGTCGACGGGCGAGATCACCGACGACCAGCGGACGGCGCTCCGCGAGCGGCTGGCGGCCCGGCACGACGCCATCGAGCCCCAGGAGGCCGCCGATGCCGTGGCATGACGAGGCCCCGTGGCGGGCCAAGCGCCGCAAGCCGGCGCAGACGCCGGAGCAGCGGCTGGCCGACATCGAGCGGCTCTGCCGTTACGGCGACATCAGCATCGGGGACGCGATCCGCGCGGCCTACGAGACCGGGAAACACAACCGGCCGGAGACGGCCACCACCAAGGAAAGGGTCTGACGCATGGACTGGGGACGAGACGACATCGCCGATGAACCGCAGGCGGCGAAACCGGCCACCGAGCGCGAGCTGGTGCCCGAGGGCCTGCACGACTTCCGGATCCGCGAGGTCCTGGAGGACGACGCCCGCGTCGAACTGCGGCTCGTCCACGACGACAAGCGGTTCGGCTGGGTCTTCTGCAAGCTGCCGAAGGATGCGGACTGGGCCAAGCGGATCGCGTCGGGCCTGCGGAAGTCGCTCGGGATCACGGCCGAGGACTGGGCCACCATGCAGGCCGGCGACCTGGCCGGCCGGCGGGTGGCGGCAGAGATCTACCACAAGGTCGGCAAGACCGGGTCGACCTGGGCCAACGTCAGGAAGTTCGTGGCGGTCGAGCGGCCGGAGCCGCCGGCCGCATCGCCGCCGCGATCCAAACCGGCGAAGGCCGCGGCTGCGTTCAAGGCCTCGGCGACCAGCGGCGACGACATCCCGTTCTAGGAGGCTGCCATGTTCAAGAGCACCGTTTCGATCCGTCCGGACGGACACGTCGAGCTCCACCACCTGGAGGGCGAGGTCGTCGAGGTCCGCGACCGCAACCACCAGAGCGGATACGACCACTTCGTCCGCATCGGTGGCCAGTGGCTCTACAAGCTCACCGGGGAGTGGCGGCTGCACCGCTGGGAGGCCCTGCTACGCGCCGCGGAGCAGCTCGACGAGGCAGCCGAGCGGATCACGGACAAGGCGGCCGAGCTGCGGCACGAGGCCGCCACGGCGAGGAACGAGACACGGCCGCTCCCGGCCGAAGGGGCTGTCATTGCCGGCCCCGGGGAGAGCGCCGCCGGCGGTCGCGATGAAACACCGGCAGCCCAGGATCAGGGCCTCCATCACTGAGGCCTGGGCCGTCAGCCGCACGACACGCGGCACATACACGGAGGCGAGCGATGGACCAACTGAAGCGGCATCTGAAGGCGTGGCTCGCGCGGTGCTGCCAGCCGCAGCGGAGCGGCTCGTGATGGGGACGTTCATCGAGAAGGACGCGGATCTGCCGCTCGTGGCCCTGTGCCGCGGCCAGGCGGCCGCCGCGGCCTGTCTCGCGAAGGCCGAGCGGGTCACGGAGTTCGACGGCGAGCGGGCCCGGGCCGCGGTGCTCGAGCTGCTGGCGGACGGTCGGCCCCGCTCCGGCGAGGAGATCGTCGATCACTGCCAGCGGCTCGGCCTGGTGCCCCACGACGCGCGGGCCTTCGGGGCGGTGATCGGGACGCTGGCGCGGCGTGGGCGGATCGATGCCGTGGGGTATGCGGCGAGGCGGAAGGGGCACGGGACGAGCGGGGCGAGGGTGTGGCAGATCACGGCGGCGTCGCGTTGACGTGCGGCCGAGGTTGGTGAAATGACTCCAAAGCAAAGGACATAAACATGGCAACTAAGGACAATTTCCGCGGGTCGCAGTCAAGGTCGCTAAACGAAATCAAAAGAGTGTGGGGCGATGTCGAGGTCGTTGACGCAAAAAAAGATCTGCGCGTGTTTATCCAGCCAGAAGACGTGAGCAAGGCCACCAAAAAAGACCCAGGATGCTGCGTGTTTGCCCAGGCGTGCAAGAGGCAGTTCGCGGCGACCAAGGTGTTGTTTTGGCGGAGCGTTGCATACGTCGAATTGCCTGGGCCGCGAGGAAAAAGGCGAGTGGAGCGGTTTATCTTGTCGTCTGACGTGCGCGACCTCATCGAAAACTTCGACAAGGGAAACGACGTTGCGACGCTTGCCGGCTTTGAACTCAAAGCGCCTGGCCCTAGCCGTACGTTTGAGGGCAACACAGCAAGGCATCGCAGGCTTCGCGAACGCAAGAGGAAGGCACTAATCAATGGTGTCCGCAAGGGCGAAAAACGGGGCGAGCAAGGCGAAGGTAGGTATAGCAAGCCGTCAATCGTTGTTGACCTCGAGGTGAGGCACGGCACCGGAAGGGTTCAGTTCAAGAAGGAGGTTTCCTCGGTATGACGAACTCCGCCCTGGTGATAGGCACGACGCCGCTTCGACGCGGCGGGGCGGAATGGAAAGGAGGCCAGCGTGGCCGGTGAATGGATCCCCTACGACGTCTGCCTACCCCAGAAGCCCGAGGTCCTCGAGCTCGTCGACACCACCGGCCTGCCGGCCGACCAGGTCGTCGGCCGGCTCCTGATGCTCTGGGGCTGGGCGGCCCTCAACAGCTCCGACGGGTCGGCCCGGATGTCGATCCGGCTCCTGTCGAAGGTCTGCGGGGGCGACGAATCGTTCTGGTCGGCGGTGCAGGACGTGGGCTGGCTCGTTATCGACGCGGAAAACGGAACCGTTGGTATCCCCGGATGGGACGCCAGGTTCTCAAAAGCCGCTAAATCCAGGGCTCTGGCCACCGTCCGGCACCAGGTCGACAAGGTCGGGGGCGCTGAGCGCCCCCAGCGGGGGCGCGTAGCGCCCCCAGCCGGGGCGCAACGCGCCAGAGAGAGAGGAGATAGAAGTTCTTCTTCTTCCCCCGGGACGGCTGCGCAAGGGGAGCCCGAGCCCGAGCAGGGCGACTGGGAGGCCCTGCGTCGAGCGTGGAAGGCCGGGAAGGGCCGCCCGTGGAATCTGCCGGACCCGCCCGATAAAGCCGCCGATCGGCTCGCCGAGCCCGGCTGGTACGCGAAGGCCCTGGCGGCGATCGAGGCCCTGCCGCGGTGCCGCTACTTCCGGGACCCGGTGACGCTGACGCAGCTCGTCGAGCCCGGCTGGGTCGACAAGATCCTCGGGGGCCAGTTCGACAACCCGCGGGAGCAGCGCGCCGCCCGTGGCCTGGACGACCGTCCGCCGCCGCAGTCCTGGAGCGGCGACGACGCGGCGCGGTTCGAGGCGACGAAACGTGCGATGGCCGCGAAGCTGAGGGAGGGCGTGGCGTAAGAACACGCAGGATCAGCGGCTCGTCCGCTGCATCGCGTGGTTCTCTCAAGACACACTATTTCGGGCAGATTGCTTGACGAGCAACAATCGCAAAATGGAATACCCTCGAAAATTGTCCGGCACCGGACAACGCGGAGAAACGTGCCATGAAGGCGACACTGCAGTTCACGCTGCCCGATGACCAGGCCGAGTACGACGCCGCCCGGCTGGGCAGTAAAGCGAGGGAGGTGCTCTGGCAGATCGACCAGCACTGTCGTTACATGTGCAAGCACTGCGAGCCGACCGCAGAGGAGCGACGGCTGGCAGAGCAGATACGCGAGATGATTCCGGGCGAGATGCTGGACATTTGACGCGCCGGTTCTCGCCCCGGCTCTGCCGTGATTGAATC